CTTTTTTTAGTTTATATAATATATTTATTTATTGTTATTCAATATTTTTTAAATTTTAATTTTTTTTTTTTTATCTTGAACTTCGCTATATCTAAAATATAATAAACTTATTAATAATATAATAACAATTAAACAACCTATATGTTTAATAATAAAGTTACTTAATCTTTTATACAATTGTTGTGTAAATTGTTGTGTAAATTGTTGTATAAAAGTTATATTTTGCTCTGCTAATAATTTTTGAACTTTATTAATTCTTTCAATCATTTTTTCTTCAACTAATTTTGGTTTTTGTGTACTTTCTATAAAACTCATTATAATAATTTATATAATTTTTTATATACTTAAAAATAAAAGATATAGTATATATAATGGAATCAATTCTTGACCCCAAAAATAATAGAATGACTATATATCCTATTAAATTTCCGGATATTTGGAAAGCATATAAAAAACAAAAAGCTGCCTTTTGGACAGCTGAAGAAATAGATTTCTCAAAAGATTATGATGATTTTGTTAAATTAAATGATAATGAACAATATTTTATTAAAATAGTTCTTTCTTTTTTTGCTGCATCTGATACTATTGTTAATATTAATCTTGGTGAAAGATTCATTAAAGAAGTTCAAATTCGAGAAGCTATTGTTGCATATGATTTTCAAAAAATGATAGAAAATATTCACTCGGAAGTATATTCATTACAAATTGATAACATTATTCGCGATGAATATGAAAAAGAACAAGCTTTAAACGCACTTAAAAATTATCCATGTATTAAAAAGAAAGCAGAATGGGCTTATAAATGGATTGAATCTCGGGAGAGCTATGCTCAACGTTTGATTGCATTTGCTATTGTAGAAGGTATATTTTTTTCTGGTTCTTTTTGTGCTATCTTTTGGTTAAAAAAGAAAAATATTATGCCTGGATTATGTGATTCTAATGAATTTATAGCAAGAGATGAAGGAATGCATTGTAGTTTTGCTTGTCTGTTATATTCGATGTTTAAAGAAAAAGTAGATGAAAGTATTGTTCATGCAATGTTTATTGAAGCATGTGAAATTGAACGTGAATTTATTTGTGATAGTTTACCATGTTCTTTGCTTGGAATGAATAGTGATTTAATGTCTCAATATATTCGTTTCGTCGCAGATACATTACTTGTATCGCTTGGATATAGTAAAATTTGGAATGAAACAAATCCTTTTGATTTTATGGAAAGTATTTCGATGGAAGGCAAAACAAATTTTTTCGAATCTAGACCAACACAATACCAAAAAGCGTCAGTAATGAATACAGGAAGAAATAATAGTTTTATTATAACAGATGATTTTTAATTATTTTTATCTTTTTCAAAAATATAAATATCTTGAACATCAATATATTGAATATCAATATCTTCAATATCGTCATTTATAAAATTATTAGATTTTATAATAAATGTATAATAAACACATGCAAGTGTTAATAGATAAATTAGTAAAAATATTATAAAATGTATAGTAAATAATAGTATTATATTTGTGTTTTCTTCCATTATTATATTATTTAATAATTAAATAATATAATAATCAATTTTTTATTTATAAAAAAAAATAAAATACATGTACAACTTGTCATTAAAACATATAATGGCAAAGGAGAAAGTAAAATTTTATTTTACATAAGTTAATATTTACATTTGTTCTAATATAAAATTGAATATTATTGATTTAAAGTATTTATTTTTAATAATATTAATCAAATGAATACACTTAATTATACAGAATATAGAGATTTACAATCTGATGCACAATATAATAAAGGGTGGTTTAAGTGTAAAAATTATAAATTATGCGAATCTATATTATCAGATGAATTGTATATATATATAACAACTTGTATATATCCTTCTTATAATATATTTGGTTCTAACGATTTGGAGTTTAACGAAAATACAGAAGAGTTTGACGTAAATACTGAAGAATGTGATATATGTTTCGAATCTAATAATAAATATATTAAAGTTTCTACAAGTTGCAACCATAAAATTTGTGTAGGATGTTCTCAAAATATGTTAGTTTGGGATGAGACAAAATATCGTTTGTCCCCAGTTCCGTATGGGTGTCCACCATGTCCTAATAAGTGTTTTAATCCTATAAAAGGAGAACAATGTTATTGTACCGAGTATGATGAAATATTAGACCGATGGAAAAAAGAATATCCTAATGAATATAAAGAATATAATGACGATGAAAAAACATCTATAGAATTATCAGAAACTACCAATGGAGTTGTATATGGTTCATATAAATGTCCATTGTGTATCAAAAAATATTAAGGTATTTGTGTAAATTATATTGGAAGTGGGAAAAAAGTCCTACTTTCTCCGACACCATTATCATAAAAATAATTTAATCAAAATCTTTAAAAATTTTAAGATTTTATTGTTTCAATATTAAATATCCTTTATTAAAATATAATATATAACATATTATATTATGGAAAAATTTGATATTATAAATGATGAATATTATTTAGGTTTATGTAAATTAGACGATACGACAAAAGATATTGCTAAAAAAAATCCTCATTGTACTGAGTTTTTTTGTAATTTATCTAATGTATTTAACTGTAGTAAATGTATATCTACTCTCACAAAAAAAAATAAAATAAAAGTTGATTATAAACTTTATAAAGAACGTAATACAAAAATAAAAAAAAATCAATCTAATAAATGTTCTGATTGTGAAAATGGATTTATATACGAATTCTTTCCTAAAAATTTTGATACTTTCAAAAAACTTTTACCAAATACAGATTTATCTAAATTAGATAAATATAAAATCATAAAAAATTTTTATAATGATAAATTTATATATAAACTTGATGAAATAACAGAAAATACAACATTTGAACCAACAAGACCAAAACCTAAAACTGTAGTTCATTGGGGTCAATTAAAAATGTTTCTTGTTGTTTTATTTTTTTTAATTAATAAGGTAAAAACAACAGATAAAATTGTTCATATTATATATCCTGGAGCTGCACGAGGTGATACTATATTAATATTATGTCAAATGTTTCCAAATACATTATGGTATTTAATTGACCCAAATCCATTTCAATCATCATTATATTCTCATCCTATGGTAAAGGAAGTAAAAAACGAATATTTTACTGACGAAACTGCACAATATTATAAAGATAAATTTAAAAATACAAAAGATAAAATATTATTAATATCTGATATTCGAGAAGAAACAGACGATACTGATATTATTGAGGATCAAGAAGCTAATGCAAGATGGCATAATATAATTAACCCCGATTTCAGTTATTTTAAATTTAGATGTCCTTATGATAATCCAAAAAAATATAAATATTATGATGCAAAAGTATATATTCAACCTTTCGCACCTGTTGATACTACCGAATCTAGAATAATATTTGAAAAAGAATTAATACCTAAAGTATGGGATATAAATGAATATCAAGGCAAATTTAATTATTTTAATAGAGTATTAAGACCATCTTTTTATAATAAATCTATTATAAAAAATAATGATTATTTTGATCATTGTTATGATTGTACATATTATTCTTATTTAATTCGTAATTATATAGATAATTTTAAAGAATTTAATCCATTTAAAACAGAAGATATTTATGAAATAATGAAACAAGTCGCCGATACAATTGCAAAACGGACAATTGATAAAATAAAAATTTATAATAAAATGATTAGGAATAATATATTGTAGATAGAGAAAGTCCTACTTTCACCATCTCTAATAGCGAAGAAGAAATTAAAATAAAATTTTACTTTCTCCTGCGTCGTTATATTTAAATCTTTAACTGTTCTGCATACAGTTGATAATGATAAACTATGATACAGTTGCATGTTTACGAATACTAGCTAATAAACATCCTTTATTATTTTTTACATAATCAATAATACGACTATTAAATACATGTATTTTTATTGATTGTGGTAATGTGTTATTATAGTCATATTGATATAATTATTATTATATTTATTAATCCAATAATTAATTGTATTTACAGATATTTTTAATACATTTGATATAAACTTCTTTTTTTATTTTCATGTAAATAATTAAAACATAAATTTATTATGTCGATTGAATATGTCATTAATTTATAAAATAAAAACATGTTTATAATTACTAAAATTATATGACAATATTATCAAGTTTACACTATACTTAAATTGAATATATTTATAAAAAGTCTATAAATATTTAAAAGTTAATTAAATAATTTATCTACAAGATAGTAGTAATAAATGATATATAACCTTAAATAAAAATTGAAAATTAAAAAGTATAATAGTTATTATAAACATATTTAAATCTCTACACAAATGAATTTCAAAGCAACAGTATATGAATGCATCAAATCCAATGGTAAAAGTGAAACAATACTATCGTTCAGAAAGCAGGCTAAACCTAAACCAGTTGCACCAGTTGTTGCAGTTGTTCTAAAGAAAGAACCCCAAGAGTCTGGTGATAAAACACAAGACTCGTGGGAAGACTTGGGTTGGGGTGATAATACACAAGACTCTTCGAAAGTCTTGGTGAGTGATCCCAAGGAAGTCTTGGTGAATGTTCCCAAGGAAGTCTTGATGAACGTTCCTAAGGAAGTCTTGGTGAATGATCCCAAGGAAGTCTTTGCTCCTGAAAAAAAGCTAAACAGAAAAGAAATGAAAGCCCTTCTTAAACAAGAGAAGACAGAAGCTCTTCCCAAACAAGTTGGTGAGGAATGGCTTTGTGAGAAGATAAAGAATCCTGAACTAAAATCCTCCAAAACTTCAAAGGAGAAGAACCAAGATAGAATTAATCGTCGTGAACAGGAAGCAAAAGAAAAACGACGACTGGAAAAAATTCAGGAAGAAAAGTATCTCATTCAAGAGGAAGAACCGTCTCTGGTTCACAAGAAAGAACCGTCTAAGATGCAAGTGTCTCAGGAAAAGACTACAAAAGAACATGTTTGGACTGATTCTAATTGGGAAGTTGTTAAATCAAAACCCAGATTAATTACGAACAATTTCGAACAAAAGCAATCTAAACCCAGTCAAACGCAGACCAAACCTGGCAATGAGAAAACTAAGACTTGTAAAGGCTGGGAAGCAGGCTCGTGTCAGTATGGTGTCAATTGTTGGTTTGCACACAATGTAATTGAAGACAAAACTGACTACGAGAAAACTGACTACGAGAAAACTGACTACGAGAAAACTGACTACGAGAAAACTGACTACGAGAAAACTGACTACGAGAAAACTGACTACGAGAAAACTGACTACGAGAAAACTGACTACGAGAAAACTAACTACGAGAAAACTAACTAC